CCCCGGTAGACAGTTCCTTGAGCCCAAAGAAATCTTTCAGTCCGGCCATGATGCCGGATGGGTTCTGCGCCGCCTTTGCGGTTCCGCCTATCCCCACGCCAATCGCAGCACCTTCGGCTGCTCCCACCGGCCCCCCCACCGCCATGCCAATCGTCCCACCGATGATTGCGCCGGGGCCGTAGCCGACCTGCGCCATGCCGGACATAAACTCGGCCCCAGCGCCCTTCCAGTTCCCGGCCAACACCAGCGACATGCCGGCAGCGAAATGCGCTAACATACTCTCGGCCCTGGTGATCCAATCGACCAGAGTCTTCATCCACCCGACAACGTGTTCGATTCCCTTGGCCATCTTGTCGAAGCTGAAGGCCGCCCCTTCAATGGAATTGTCTCCGCTAAACACGCCAATGAGATTCGTGAATGCCAGCGCGCCAGTCTTGACTGCCTCCCCGATCCCTTTCATGATGGACCAGGTATCCTTCAGGATCGGAACGGCATAGGTCGCCAGCTTATCGGCTATTTCTGGGATGCGATCCGCGAAAGCGCCAACCATCCCCTTCATCTTGGTCATGGCGTCATCGTTGGGGAACATCTTCTTAAAAACGTCCGCAGCGAAGTCCATCCCCAGAAATTGCAATCCAACTTTGAATTTTGTGAACTCCTGCCGCATGTCGCGTACACGCTTCATGGTCGGTTCGAAGTCGGCCCCAAGCCCCTGGTTCAGCTTCCCGATGAACCCCATCAGGTCGCCGGCCCGCTCGCGCAACTCCGGAGTCCACCAGATCTCTTCCAGCGAAGCGCCCAGCGCCTTGGTGACGATGTCCAGGGAACGCACCGACTGTGCGCTCATCATCATTTTTATGGACATTTTTTGATAGCCCAGATCGGCCATCGCCACTTTATCCACCAAGCCAACCACCACGCCGGACATGCTCACAAACGCGCCGACGATACCAACCTGTGCCTCCAGGATGTGCTTTAGTGCGCCCGTAGCGAACCGATTCACCGCCATGTCGGCATCGCGGAGAACGCCGTTGAGTTTCTCGAACGCGGGGGTATCGACATCCGTGCCGATCCTGACCAAGTACTCCTGAAGATAATTCACCGGATTGCGCGGGAAGCCCCTGGCTTCAGCCATGGGGATGGATAGCGCGGCGGCTTCGAGCCGCCCGCTCCCGCTTCTCCTTTCTTATTGGGAAGGTTTCGTGCTATACTGTGCTTATGAAACTGACGGCCAAGGTAAAACTGGTAACAAACCAGATCCCCTATGCCGCCCTTCAGGAGACGATGGCAAGGGCCAACGCCGCCTGTAATTGGATCAGTAATCTCGCTTGGGCCAATAAGACATTCCAAGCATTTGCCATCCAAAAATTCGCGTACCATCCCGTTAAAAAGGAGTTCGGCTTGGCGGCACAGGTCGTCATCAGGTGCATTTCCAAGGTGGCTGATGCCTACAAGTTGGACAAGAAAACGAAGCGCACATTCCGCCCAACCGGGGCTATCAGCTTTGATGACCGTATTTTGAAGTGGCACATCGACAAGCAACTGGTCAACATCTGGACCACCAGCGGACGGCTGAAAATCCCCTTCGTTAGCGGCGCGAGCCAACTGGCGTTGCTGCGCTCCCGGCAGGGGGAGTCGGATCTCCTGTTTCAGAATGGGAATTTCTACCTTGCGGCAACCTGCAATGTGGAAGAACCAGACCCGTCCGACGTGACTGATTTCCTTGGCGTGGACCTTGGCATTGCCAATATTGCCAGCGATTCGGACGGTAAGCAGTACAGCGGAAGCCAGGTGAAGTCGGTTCGCCATCGCCAGCGCCGCTTGCGCTCGAAACTTCAACGGAAACAGACCCGCGCCGCAAAGCGTCGGCTGAAGAAACTCTCCGGGCGTGAGCGGAACTTCGCCAGCCACACAAACCATTGCATTTCTAAGCAGATCGTTGCCGAAGCTAAACGCTCCGGTCGAGGCATCGCCATTGAAGACCTTGGCGGCATTCTCGAACGGGTCAAGGCCGGGCGCAAGCAGCGAGCAGTTCTGCATAGTTGGGCGTTTGCACAGCTTCGGGCTTTCCTGGAGTACAAGGCGGCGCTTGCGGGTGTTCCACTTTTCACCGTGGACCCGCGCAATACGAGCCGGGAGTGCTCCGCTTGCGGGCACACTGACAAGCGCAACCGACCCAACCAATCGACATTCCGGTGTAGAGCGTGCGGACACGCCGAACACGCGGATACCAACGCTGCCAGGGTAATCTCTGGCAGACCGCCATGTAAACGCGGTGAGCGGGTCCATAACCTGCGACTTAGCGGATTGTGCGTTTCTGCGCATAGTGCCAGCTAAAAGCCCCTGGCTTCAGCCATGGGGTAGTTTACCGGCGCTCCTGTTGTTCCTGTTGCGCGGCGCGCGCGCGCCTACGGTTCTCCTCTGTCACGTCGATAATCATGGAAATGTGGGCGAGGTCGTGGAGGTCATAGGTTCCGTCGAATAGCTCATGCTGGCGCCAGTAACCCATGATGACGGGGCGGTAGAGGAACGCGTCTAGACCTTCGGGGAATGGGACTGGGTCGAAGCCAATTTCGCCTTCTCCTCCAGATCCTTCTTCGTCACCGCGATCTCCGCCTTGACGCGCTCTAGCGTAGGGTCGAAGTTGAAATCCGACGCCTCCATGGTGAGCTTGTTGAAGAGGCTGACATCGGATTCAATCGCGAGGTCGGGCTCAAGCCAAGGCGCTTTCTCCCCGGTTTCATCGCGTCGCTCACCGTTATAGAAGCGGATCGGCACTTCGCCGGCATGCGTTTGCTTATAGATCCAGCAGTAGGACAGGAGTAAGTCCTGGACTTGTTCCCACACGTCCTTATCGCGCAGGGCGCGTCCGGAGACGACCTGCATGGCGTGCCAGTTGCCGATGGCGGCAGGGACGATCCCGATGCGGAACCGCCTGCCTCCGATCTCAACGTCTTTCGTCTTCTTGGAACTATCTTCGTTCGCGTTCACTGGAGCACCTCACTTGAACTGGCGGCGGCAGGCCCGCGCCGGTACCTGCCGCCTGTTCGATCTGGGACTACTCTGCCTGGAGGTCACACGCCATGAGCCGCCACGTCCACCCTTGCGCCTGCTCGGTGAACGACTTGTCTGGCTGCTTGGATGGGCCTACTCCGGTACCGGTGTAGACGGTCCCGTCGGATATTACGACGATCACGACAGTAGCGCCGAACCACTGCGATGCGTCTCCGGCGTCTGCGGCGGCTTTGACGGTGTTGTACCAGTTCTGAAGCTCTCGATGGAGCGTGCTGGACTGGAACATCGTGATTTCGACTTCTCCCTGCTCGCCGGGGATGATCGATGGTGCGATGGCCCCGTCGATACCCGCTTCGAAGCGGGCATGGTCAACAGCCATGCGGACGCTGTAGGATCGTACGCCGCGGGCGGCGACACCGGCGGCCACGATGGTCCCGACGAGGGGATGAAATAAGGTGAAATTGATCGCTTTTCCAGAGTACGTCGGTAGAATTTTGCTTGCTGGAAACATATTGATCTCCTCTGTCCTACTGCTGGACGTACACGGTCACAGCCAACGACTGTCCCGCCTGGGCCAGAATCAGCGCCACAGTGATCGGCGGCATCACGCGGTTTGCGCGCCGTGCCTGCGGCCACGTGGAAACAGGCTGCTGGTACACCCAGTAGCCTTTCGGCATTGGCGCATTGAGCGCCAGCGTCTTGGGCGGCGCTCCGAGTTGCGGCCCCAGCCAAGTTCCAGACGGGGCGATGAACCCGATGTTTTGCGAGTCCACGCACGCCTGCGAGACGGCGTTCTGCATCGAGGTGCACCCCGCATTGGTGATGGGGATGGAAGGCAGCGACTGGAGCAGCGACAGGCCGTTCTGCTGGATGGCGGCAGAGAGCATATCCAGGAACAGGAGGATGTCCACGAACATGCCCGATGGGGACACGCCGTAGTTCCACCAGATGCCCCCGTTCTGCCACTGGAGCACGCAGTTGAGGTTGAGCCCGACGGCCGAACGATCCGGCAGCCCGCAGTATGCCGCAACCTGCGTGAGTGAGAGCGGCTCCGGCGCGACCCCGGCTGGCGTGACGCCTCCGCCCGGAGCGGCCACGTTCTTGTACATCAGGTTGAAGTACGAACCCGGCAAGCCCGTATTCAGCGCCATCATCTGCCCCATCGCATAGGCGGCGGCGTAGATGTTCGAAGGATAGGCGCCGGACTGCGTGGTCGAGTATGCCAGGAACGTCCGAGTGAACGCAGCAACCTGCATCGCGGCGGCCAAGCTGATCATCGGAGATCCAACGTCGCCAGTGAATCCGGTGGTCGTGGCGAAGTACCGCGACTTGGGCTTGACTGACTCGATGTAGCTGGCGATTGCCATCTGATCGCTGTCTGCTGCCGTCCCTGCGAAGTGGCAGGCGTACCACTGCGGATTGGCCCGGCAGGCGGTGACGGCCTGGAGCGGTGTTTCTCCGATGGCGGTGATGTTGATGGTCAAGCCGCCGGTCCCGCTTCCGCCGGTGGTTGGCAGGTTATTCGCAACGCTGTAGCCAGTCCCCTGCGAGCCAGGGATGATGGAAACTGCCGTCGGCGTCCCACCGCCATTCACGGTCACGATCAGCACCTGGCCGGCCTGTGCGCCGCCCTGTGTGACGGTCACGATGTCGCCAGCCACGTAATTGACCGGAGAGCCGGTCCCTATGGCTACCGCGGCGATTGCCGTCAGATCCTGGCGGCCGGCCCAGAGGTATGTTGCGCCAGCGCCAAAGTACAGCCCGGCGGCCTTGTATTCCGGCATCGACGTGGTGAACCCGCCGGCCAACATGTCGATCAGCGACTCGTAAAGCCGCGTCCTGGAGTTGGCTCCCACTGACGGAATCACCGCGCTCGGGCCGACGATGAGAGCCTGGTTGAACGCTGGAGCGCTTGCCGTCGGTTCGATGACTACGGTGACGGGAAGTATCAGATCCAGCGGAAGGGGATTCGGAACAACGAAAGCAGTTCCCATGATTATCAAACTCCTTTTTCGTTTAGCACGGCCCGATTTGGACCTCGTCTTCCACACCGATGTCGGTGTACAGTGTCACATCCACGCTCTCCGCCGGGACCAGCGGCGCCAGCGTATCGGTGACCGCCTCGTTGCAAAGAAACTCAACGTCCGCGCGCGGCCACCATTGGCCCTGGAAATTCTCTTTGCTGTATATCGGCCGCGGTGGCCCAACGACGGGGTAGAGGTTCTGCGCGGACAGTTCCTCAGCAGCCCAATCGAACTCTGCTAGCGCCGTCAGGATCAGTCTGGCGTTATTCGCGCAGTTCGGGCCAACAATCAACAGCGCCACTTTCCAGATCTGAGTGGACCCGGAAACGTTCGTGAGCACGTCCGCCGGACTCCCGGTCATCTCGTAGCCGTTGTCCCGTACTCTGGCGTAAGGGTCGTCCTGAAGCGTGACGTGGATGGTACACACGTCCTCGGTGATCTTCCACGCCGGTTGCCCCTCTTGCTGCCACCCGACGCGCACGAAGTAATAGGCAGTGGCCGGATCGGTGTCCGGCGCGTATCCCAGGATCTCCGCAATCAAGTGCTGAAATGCCTGCTGTATTTGATCGGGCGAACGCGAAGAGCTCACCAGGGACGTGCCGTCTGGAAATGGCATTGCTTGAGCCTAACTTCCTTGCATTCTGACGAGCAGCGCCGCATAGAAGCCATTGTCGGACCACGGTCCCACCGCCTGAACGCGATACAGCGTCCCATGCCACAGGATCTTGTCCGATATCGCGCCCGCTGTTTCGCTGGTCACGTGGATCGGTTGCGTCGTCACAAACAGGATCGACCCTTCTACCCGATCACCCGCAGGAAATTGCCGCAACGCTTTGTCGCCAGCAATCGTCAGTGTGCCGAAGGCGGGAATGGTCTGTGTGGCATTCGCGATCCACCCGCCAGCGCCGAAAGCTCCGGCGGTCCTCAAAATCGCGAGGCCGGCGTTATCGTTTCCGACGGACTCGCCAAGATCGGAATCGAGAGCAACATCAGATAGATCAAGTGGCATCGGTTTCCTTGCCGTTCTCGCGCACTAGACTCGTTATCGCGCGCCGGAGCTGTCCGGTCGATATGCCGGGCCGATCTGAACCCTTCTGGCGAATCGTGGAGGGCGCGTTCGAAGCCCACCCGTTAGCTTCGACCGGATACCTCTTCGCGGCGTTGGACGCCACAACCCCGGCCAACTTCAATTCACGTTCGGCCCTCGTTGGATCTTGCTCAAGCACCGCGCGCGCGGCGGCTTCCAGATGCGGCGTGATGGTCTGCTTGCTCTTCTCTATCGCAGGTTCGATCCACGGACGGGGAGGCTGGTTACGCAGAGTCGAACCTTTTGAAAACAAAAACATAGCCTCGGCGTTATTTATGGTTTGGCCCTTGCCCCTGCGTGATGCTTTCTGCGCCGGAATCCCCACAAGCACATCGCTGTTTCTGATCCGCTCCAGCGCCTTCTTGAGATCAGCGAGACCAGGTCCGGATTTGGTGACAGTGACGGGAGAAGGCACTAGGCTACCTCGGGTTGGTGCGCTACCAACAAAGTACGGGACCATTTCCGACCGACTTCGCCATCTGCACGAAATCATTTCCGTAACCGGTTTGGGTAAACGATCCCCACTCTTCCTGCCCCGTGACTGGCTGGATGCTCTTGCTGGCAGGCCCAGCCGATGCTGAGATGAGAATGCCTCTGGCGAGCCCGGCGTGCGCCGCTTGGCCCGGCGTGTTGTAAATGTCCCCGTCGGATCGCAGCCATAAAGTGGCGTAGTGGGCCACGTACAAGCCCATCGCAACCTGCCACATCTCGCACCAGCGTGCCTGAAAAAGAGATGCGCTAGCTAAAACGATATACGCATTCAAAACCGGCACAGGGACAATGAACTGCGAGATGTCGAGCGCGGTAATGGTCACCGTCCCCGACACCGTCGCCGCGGCCGACATGGTGAGCTGCGAATCCGAATCCACCGATAGGACAGTGGCACTCGAAGGGACGCCCGGCCCCCAGAGCACCTGCCCCGCCGTCAACCCCGCCGTTGTCGCTGTCACCGCTGCGCTGCCCATTGCGAGCACAGCGCCGGGGATTGGCGTTGGGTTCGCCCCACCCGCGAACTTCGGGTAGAACGAAACGAAGTCCCCGACGCAGTACGGTGGATTGGTCCCTATCACGATATTGCTGGCACCGGAGAATTGGGCGAGAAAGCATGCGCCTTCGTCGCCCGATCCCCACTGCGTTTCGAGCCAACCGTTGAAGTCAGGGAACATGGTTTGTTGATGCCTACGCGCTTACGCCCAACTTCTTCGCTTCCTGCGCCGCCCTGCGCGCAGCAGACCACCCACCCTTGCCGGACGCCTCGGACTCGTCATCCGTTGCGCCAGCGGGCTTCTCTGTCGCTGCCGTGGCCACTGCCTGCGGAACGAGGCCGACGCCTTCCTCGATCGTCATCCCTTGCGGAACCGGCCGCTTCCCTGCCAGCACGTCCCGCAATTCTTCCTGTCGCGCGATGATTCTGTCGGCGGCCTCCGGCGTGTAGCCCGCCGCAACGACCTCCGCCTTGCTGGGGACGTAGATCCCCGGCTCGGGCTTCGGTCCAATCTCTGTGATACTGCCGTCCTGCACTGCGAGCTTGAACGTGCCCGTCTCCCTCACCCAATCCGGAACCTGAAGCGGCTCAGGCCCCGGATTGACGGTGAAAGTGTCATGGCCGTCCAAAATGAACGACTTCGTTTTGCGAACGATCAGCTGCATGAACTGTCTCCTTGATAGCTTGTACTAAATCTCGATTGCTAACTCGTTTAACGCCAACGATTTAGAGCGCGTCAGCGTACACTTGCGTGGTGGTCCGGCGATAGACAACCTGGCTCATGGAGCCGTAATAGATCGTCTCGTAGGAGCCGCCGTTGCGGGTGGTGGGCACGGTCATGCCCTTCATCATTGCCGTGGGAACGCCCAGGTACAGGCAGTCTTCGTCGTTCCGATAGCAGACCGCGCGGTCGGTGGCCGGCGAACCGGCGCCCTGACCCGAAATCCACATATTCGGAAGCTGGTCAATCTTGAACGGAGTGCCGGCCGCCGCCGCCTGGCAGTTCTCTTCGATGTACTTCCTGGCGCTCGAAAACCCGATTCCGTTGATCGTGAATGGGTTGCTGAGCAGAGCGAACTGCGTGTAGGGGAGCAGCAGGTGGTTGGGCATGGCGGCGGCCGCGTCATAGCCGCTGTTCGCCATGATGGTGTTGCACATCAGGTTCACGTCGTTCAGCCACTCGGACGGCGTCTTCTTGGACCACTGCGGATACCCACTGGCTCCGTTGGGGAGCACGATCTCGGGTACGTTCGGGTTGTTGATCAGGCCTGGAAGGCCGTTGAACCCGAAGTACACGTCGTAGTCCAGTGCCTTGTTCCAGATGGTCAACAGCCCCTTCTCGTACATCTCCTGGAGGGGGACGGGCGGCGGCATCCCGCTGGCTTTGGCCTTTTCGAGCGCCTTCAGGTCCAGGTAGGTGATGGAAATGCCGTGCGACCACTTGTGCACCTGCACGACGCCCTTCAGGATGTCGGCCTGGACGATGGGAACCTCGGTGTTGCTGGTCCCCTGGATGCCCAGGGCATTCACGCCGGGCGAGGCGTAGTTGGTCGCGAACATCGTGATGAACTCGGGGAAGCCTCCGCCGATTTTCACTTTGATGTCGCGCGGGTGGGTGATGGCTTGCAGCGGCTCGACAATCTTGGTGTCGATCTGTTCGAGTTGGGACTGCATGAAGGCGAAACTACCGGCGCCGACCGCATCGAATGCGTGGGCGGGGTATCCGTCGAAGGCGCGATGGCTGGAGCCGAAACGAATGGGTTTATACATGGTGTTTGTCCTTATTCCCTTTCTGGCGCGCGCTTAGGCGGCCTGCCTCCGCATCAGCGTGAGTTCGGCCACGTTGTTGCTGTCCATCACACCGGTTTGGAACACGGCGGCGGGAATCGCGAGCGTGTTGGCGAACGTGATCGGCGTGCCCGCAGCGAGCGCCACCAGCGTGTTCACGTTGATGGTGATCGTGGTGCCGGAAACGGCGGTCACATAAGCGCCGGACGGGATGCCCCAGGCCGTAACGATCTGGCCCACCGCGATGCTGGTCCCGCTGGCAACGGTCAACGTCGGGGAGGCAGCGCTGGCCGTAACGGTGGTGGTCGCGGCCACGTCCGCAGCGGCTTCGATACCGCCGATGACGGTGCTAAGGGCAACGTTCGAGACGACGCGGAGATAGGCCGCGCCATTCGCCTGTGGAGTGCCGGCGCGAACCAGCACAGCCACGGACCCACCTTCCACGACCTCACCGATCATGCCGGGCGCGTAGTAGCCGGTTTGGAACTGCGAACCAGGGACCACGCCAACCGGGTAGGTCAGATTGGTTTTGACTTCGCGGAGCGCGATACCGGCCCAATACGCCAGCACGTTGCCGATGTTGGCGGTCGCCGCCGCGATGTAGTCCGCGACGGAGCGCCACGTTCCGCCGGTCGAATCCGGGATCAGGACGGTGGTGTCGCCAAAGTTGAGGTTGAGCGTGCAGGCCGAATTGACGTTCCGCGCCTTCGAGATGCGCAATCCGTCCTGGCGCGTTACGGAGCCGGGAAAGCCAATGCCAGTGCCCGTAACGGGAATGACCTGGCCGAAAGAATATGCAGGCATGTTACTTTGTCACCTCCTCAGTGAATGGGACGCCCTTGAGCCGGGCATCGTAGTAGCGCTGGAGCTTGGCATCCCGCTCCTGTTGCGCCGTCTGTGTGTTGGGCGCGATATCCGCGGCGCGCGTGCTGGCCGCTCCCGCGAATCCCGCGTAGCTGCCCTTGCCCGGTTTGCCGCTTCGGCTGTAGCGCGCCAGTTGGCCGTTGAAGGCCCGGCGTACCGCAGCGTCACTGGAACGCGCCACATCGTGCCGTAGCGCGTCCAGGATGGCGCGGGCTTCGTCGCTTCCGCCCCTACCACCTGTCGACCCCGGCTCGATAAAGCTGCCGTCGGCGGCCACTGCGCGGCGATCCGCGACAACCGGCTCTCCCTCGGCGCCTTCCTGGTGCTCCGGTTCCTGCTCTTCTTCCTGGAAGAATTCGGAGAGCAGTTCGCGGAGTTCTTCGAGATCCACGTCTTCGGCCACCACGGGTTCTCCTTCCATCACCGGCTCGACGTTGCCTTCCGGTTCGATGTCCTTGCCCGCGAGCATCCGATCCAGAGCCGCGTGCATCTTGGCCCTGTGAGCGTCCGCTACGACGTCCTTGGCCCGGCGCTTGTCGGCAACCACGGGTTCGGGTTCCGGCTCCGGTTTCGGTTCAAACTTCCGTTTCGGTTCGGCGGGAGGCGTTTCGTCCTTGCCCTCGGATTTTTCCGTGGGCATGGCCTTGGCTGCCTCTGCCATTTCTTCGGGTGTGGTCTTCTCGTCTCTTGCGAGCGCGAGCATCCCCCTCCCAAAAATGTGCTTGAAGTCCATCTTTGTCTCCTTCTTTTTTTGTTTTGAATCGCCGGTGCAGCCGGCCTCCTGTGCCTTCACTTCGGGAAGTGGTATTGCCACTGCCGAAGGTTCAGGCTCGGAACTTGTTGGTATAGATTCTGTGGGTTCGATGATGGTGGGCACCACGGGTTCGGGTGCTTGGTCCTGGACACGGGCCTCCGCGCCAGCACGCCCCCGGCTCACCACCGCAACGTGATTCCCGATGATTTTTGTCTGCTCTAGCCGGTTGCCCCCCTTCGATAAATCGAATTGGTACCCGCAACTAAGCTCGGGCCTGTCGCCGTTCTTGATCTGTGAAAGCAGTGGTTCACGCTTGATGATGATGTCGCCGATAAGCGGCCAATCCCCTGACTCAAGTGGTTCGTCGCCCTTGCGAACATTTTGCACGTGCCCATATTCCAAGTCATTCGCATTCGATGGATCGACGAACTGGCCACCTGACGGATGCCCCATCGTGCAGCTTTTTCCTTCGAAGCTCGCCAGTGTAGCGGGGGAGAACAACTCCTCCGGGCTCCGGTACACGTCCACCATCGCGGATGGATTGCTCACGTCCACGCCGAGGTCCGCTGCCGCTTCCTGTGGCAACTCACCGACGGAATATTGCATCGTCCCTGTCCGCCCGAGGCAAGCATCGCGGCATACAACGTAGTGCTCTGGAGTCTCCGCAACGTTGGGCGAGATGCGGGACGCGAAGTAGGAGATGGACATAGGCTGTGGCCCTTTGAAGTGGTGATGCGATGGGCGGAAAACGATCTACTGTCTGGCCCGTTTGCGGTCGAGCACGCAGTCGAGAGCGCGATGAAGACGGCCAGCGCGGGAGTCGCCCCCGACTTTGCGTTCGTGCTTGGCCACCGCCATCCGTATGGCGGCTTGTGCCGCTTCCATCTCGGCCTTGGCTTTCGTCACTTCGGCGTGCTCGTGCGCTTCGTCGCCAGTAGGTGACATAGCGCCGATTCCCGCCTTGACCGCGCCGGTCGCGTGTTCGAGTAGCGAGGAGAGCAGCCCACCGTCCTCTGCCGTCAATCCGCTTGGCGCCGCGTCCTCCTGGATCTTGCCGTTGGCGTACTGCCAGATCCGCTCGCCCGTCTTGTTTCCTTCGCTGTCCAGGCGCTCGTACTCGTAGCCGGTTTCGCCCTTCTTGGCGTACTGACTGTCGCGTGGATGCGTCCCAACCTTTCCGGTGAAGTGATATTCGCGGCCTTTGTACTTCACGTCGCGGGGAGGTTGCGCATCGGCGGCCACTGCTCGTGCTCTCCTGTCCATGATGCAGTCCAGAGCACGGTGCAGGCGGGAGGCGCGGTCGGATGCGTCGGTGGTCCCCTTCTCCAACTTGCGAGTCCCCTGGACCTCGGCGTCGTTTTTCTCCACCCCGATCCATGCCGCGAGTCCACCCGGCGACTTCGCACCGCGTTCTGCCAGTTCCCCTTCGAGCTTCTTGAAGCCCAGGTGCTCGTCCTTCACGCCGTGCGGTCCATGCGGGTCCCACTCTCCACGTGCGCCGTTAGGGAACGAGTATTCGTATTTCCCTCCACCGCGGTTGCCTCCAGCACTCGCACCGATGCTTTTTAGAAGACGCTGAAATGCTTCCTCTGTTTTCGCTTCCTCTGGCGAGAGCGGGGGCCGTTGATATACATCACGCTCCGCATCCCGTCCCGTCATGCGGTCCATCACGCAATCCAGCGCCGCGTGAAGTCGGGTGCCACGATCTCCCACGTTGCCTTGATAATGGGCCGTTACACCGGGATGCGAACTCCACGCGCCGCTTGGCATTTGAACGCCGACGATCTTCGGTGTCGCGTTTTCTCTGGCTGCGTGCTGCTTGATCGTCATCTCCGCAAGCGCCTGGGATGGGTCGAACGCTGTGTGCTTCGTGATCTCGCCATTCGGATGATGAAGCTCATACTTGATCTGCGTTCCACCAGCATCCTTCGCATCCATCATTCGGTCCAGCGCCGCATGGAGCCGAGTCGCACGGTCAGAGATGTCGTGCGCGGCGCTCTTCGGGATGGAAACGATAGACCATTTTCCACGGTTTTGTGCGATGCCGTACCCTTCGGCGTGTTGATCTGCCGGGAGGTCGAACCACTCTCCGTTGGCTTTCAGCTTGCCGCCCATTCGCTGCGCCATCTGAGCCAACGCCGCCTTCGCGTCCGCTGGAGTGCTATAGTCCGCATCCATCGCCCGGTCGGAATCCCCGACATTGTTCTGGTAATGCCCCGTCACGCTAGGATGCGAACTTATTGCACCACTGGGCATCTGCACGCCGGTGATCTTCGCGGTTGCTCCCATTTTCGCCGCATGCTGCTTAATGGTGTGCTCCGCCATCGCTTGAGATGGATCGAACGCCTTGTGCTTCGTGACCTCACCGTTCGGGTGATGTAGTTCATACGTGATCTGCGTTCCGCGGCTATCGCACGTTTCCGTTCCTGCTTGCATAAAGCCTCCTGGGAGAATGTCCTTGCTCCGTGACTTGCCAGCCACGTTGTACGCGATGGCCTCCGCTTGCTTGGGTTCCTTGCCAGCGTTGATCTCCGTCTCGATGTTCTTCGAGATGGCCGCGCGCGATGAACCGTTGACGAGTGGCATGGTTTTCACTTCCCCCTACGTGCCCTGCGAGAGAAACAGTTGGGAATTTCCACCGGCCCCGATGGCCCCAAGATAGGAATTCGATCCCACTGCCAAAACTACCTGCCCATTCACCGGCACGAACGTCCCGTTGCTGCCGCTTACCGCCGCCGCCAACAATGCCGTCGTGGCGAGCAACACGAAGGCCCCAGACGGCCCGTTGTTCCCAACCAGGACCGTTGGGCCACCCCCGCCGGGAAGCGCCACGGTGGCCGCTACGCCGCCGACAAAGGGCGCCACGGCGGACATGGCCGGCGATGGGGCAACGATGGAACCGTAGCCGCTTGGGGTGAAATTCGGAAGTGCCATAGATCAGAATCCTTTCGTTATGCGAAGCGCGCGCAGAGTAGGCCGTAGCAGGCCACGTTTACCAGCATCCTTCCCGTTCCATCTTGCGGATGCGGATCAAAGTACGGCTCGCCGTTCTTCGCCACTATCGCGTGTTGGCCGCCGCGCGGGCTCATGCCTTCCATGACCGTCCAGACCGTCCCGCCACTTCGAAATGCCGCTTGCAATGCCGGATCGTCCGGTTTGACCTGCACGTAGTACAGACCCAACGTCGCCAGCCACTCCTGCACGCCCACAAGCCACTGATCCGGCTCCGTGCTGAACTCCGGGATCTCCGAAAGGGGGATCTCCAGGATGGAAGCGACAGCACTCGGCCAGCAGTTTCCGTTTGCGCCGGTGCGCGTTTGCGTGACGGAAATCATGCCGTCGTGCCGTCCGTGATGACGATCAACTTCTGGCCGTCGATCAAGTCACGCAATCCCTCGGCAGTGTGTGCCACGCTTTCGTCATCGCTGGCATCGATCAGCGCATCAAGGTCTTCCACGACCTCAGGCACATGCTCCGATGCCCCGTTGTCAAGCAGCGACCGCAGCGCTGGATACTTGCCCGCATGGGCCGCCGCGATCAAATCCGCGTAGCCTTGGTTTGAAGCGAATTGGTCCAGCGGACCATCGGCATTCGCTATTTCGTATGCCATGCGCTACCTCACCATCCCGCGAATCTCACTGATGGTAGTAGGTGTCATATTGCCGAGCCTGAACGACAGTTCTGCGCTTTCATCGCACGGAGCATCTTAGCTGATGGCTCGAACTTTACGGTCTCCTGCGGTGCGCCCTTTGACGAACCGCCGCCCTTGCCGAATTGACCGGCATTGGCTCCGCCTTTTACGCGCGGGTGTTTGGACTCCACAAACTCATCCAGCGCCAGCGCCCGCTCGTTGTTCGTCAGCGCCTTATGGAATGCCAACTTCTCGATAAGCGCCTGCACTGGCATTTCGATCATGCCGCCCAGGAATGATTCGGGGTACATCGAAAGGAACGCATCGCGCGCGAATTCCGCGTCAGGGAAGCCGATGCAAACTTTGTTTTCATCCTGCCGTTGATCCACATCCGGCCCGAGGTCAATCATGCGGAACACTTGGGCGTTGTCTGCTTTTTCATCCGGCCCCACAATCACGTCGATCTCATCGCCGTCGAGGCCGAATGTATCCTCGATGTAGCCATAATCGTGGATGATATAGGCCGAATACACGATCTTTCCATAGCGGTTCTTGATCACCCGCTGCACGCCCACAGGGAACTCCACCGCAATCGGCAATCCAGCGAAGTCGTACCGCCGCACCACACGCGCCTTGGCGCCTTTCACAATGACCGGCGCGGGACGCGAGTCGGCCGCCTTGGCCAGCTTCGAAAGCAACTCTTCGCCGGAAGGCTCCGCGCCTAATTCGCCGCTGCCCGCCTTTAACTCGCCAGGTTTGGACTCGGACTCGGCGCCGCCGGCCATCTCGCCCATACCGCCGAAGCCAGCGGCGTCTTCCTTCTCGGCCGCCGCGATGTCCTCGTCGTGGATGGCCGTGCCAAAACCAGTAATTGCACTTTGCTGTTGGATCTCTTTGAGCGCCTGGACTTTGTTGAACAGACCGACATTCAGCAGCGACGTAACGCTCGCCACCGTATCGACGGTGAGCTTGCCTTTTTCCTCTTCCGTCAGCACGCGCACAGACGGAAAGTCCAATTCCAGATCGTCGGGCACTTCGCCCAGTTCCGATTGCCACATGATCGGATAGAGCTTATCCAGTTGGGGCCGGAGCCCGTGCTCCTGCTCCATCGCTATCCGCTCTTCGTAGATCCGCTCGTCGGCATCGTTGCTCTGCCCCAGGCCGGAGAGCGTGCGCCCAAACAACCGCGTGACAGGGATCTCCGCCGCGCCGGCAATGTCCATCTGGAACTGCGCATACAACTCAGCGAACCCAGAAGCGGACCAGTTCGTCGATTGAAGCGACCCATCCTTCGGCAGCAGCGCCAGGCTCTGGTTGCTGAGAAGCTGGTTGAACGCTTCCATCCGTCCATGGAATTGCTGCGCCGCGGCTCCGGTCATGGATGCCCCGGAAAGCATCTGCGCCAACTCCGGCATCACCATCCCCAGGATCTGCGCGCGGAACGTCAGAGACACCAGATTGGCGCTGAGGTTGTCGCGCTTGCGCAGTTCCTCGTAGACTGGTGCCATCACCGAGATGCCCCACATACTGTAGGCTTCCCGCTCCGGCGTCGGCACTTGCGGCCCGGTGAATCTCAGAATGCGGCTTGCGTGAACCTTGAACGACTTGTCCCGCGCCGTGACCTCATAGAACTCCGGTAGGTTAAAGTCCGTTGGCCTGGTGATATCCGTGCAGATTTCCAACGAGGGATGAATGCCGGTCCACCGCTCGAATGGAATCAGACCCTTATACGCGCCGATCTCGATATCCTTCAGGTTCAGAGGCTCATCGAGTTGATTCTCGTGCCCGTCGATGACGATTAGCGCGCCAGCGCCGCCGAACAATCGCGCCCACTGAATCGTCTGGGTAATCCGATCCGCGGTGCATGTCTTCCGAATCAACTTACTGATCCGGTCCAAATCCTTCGGGTCCGCATCCGTATTGACCTTCGGCCACGCACGAATCATGTCCTTCGCTGGCGTGTCCACGATGCGCCGCACGATCCAGTGGTTCTCGTACAGCGTGATCAGCAGCCAGTAGTCGAACGTCAACCGCTGGAGGATGTAGTCGGCACCCTCTGCCAGATTCGGCATCCCCGCGCCCAGCCGGGCCGGTGCATTTACGAAGGCATCGAAGGCCGCGCCGCTCGCGTTAGGGTTGATCCCCAGCATCTGCGCGATGGGGTTCACTTCCGGCGCCCACCGCCGGCGGCCCAGCCGTGCATTGCAGTTGATCGGGATGGGAGCGGGTGTGGCCATTGCTTATGCTATGCTTAACAAATGAGTCTTGCATCTATCCGAAATGCACGCCGCGCTCAAAGCAGGGGCGGCAATAAGGGCGGCAAAATGGCGGCGGCTAACATGACCCCTGAACAACGCACTGCGCGTGCCAGTGTGGCAGCACGCACCAGATGGGCCAAGCCGCGAAACCACATACAATACAAAGTCACGCGCCCGTCTGGAGAATGGGCGGTTTGCAGCGATGCTATCGGGCTCGATCATATCCTGGTTGCTATCGCCAAGCATGACGGCCTTTCCAGTTTAAAGATCGAAGCCTACACTGTGATGAAGACACCGCCAGAGTGCCACATCGGAAAACGGTGGAACTCCTTTTCCTAATGATCGACTACTCAACCCAATGGGTCGTCGTATACGAAAGTCGAAAGCGTTGCGGAGCCAGCCCGCAGATCGAAGCTCATCTTCGGCTTCATGAAGCTCTTGCGGCGCTGTGTTGGCGGCGTCGGTTTGCTGGCGGCCAGCGTCTCGCGGACCAGCAGTTCGAACTCGGTGATGCCCAACCGCCGCGCGCGCCGCGACCGCCTTCGCCTGGAGCGGTCCATCCGCATCCACGCCTTCGAACCAGGGAAGACTTTCATTGGAGCGCCCACGCCATCAGCCGGTCGCGCCACCCCAGCGGTTTCACTCTCAGCGCCGGGCCAACGATAATGAAATTGATCCCCGTGCGCTCTTTCTCAACCGCGATGTGCTTGCGTAGAGACTCCAGCGCCTCATGGCCGAAGGCGTGAGTCATCATGATCACGTAGGTCTTGCCCGGCTCCAGGATCAGCGGCTCGCCGCGGCGGGTCGCAATGGCCGCGTCTCCGCTTTGCACTTCCGGGATGTTCAGCGCGTAGCCCACGTCCATCGTTTCCCTTCCCGCGCTTCGGCGCGCTCACCGTCACCTTGCGGTATGCGGCTTCCCGCATCTCGCGAAGGCGCTCTGCCATCCCCGTCATGCCGCGATCTTTTCGACGCCGGCCAACCGCTGGAACTCAGCCCGCGTAACCCGCCGAATGGAACCGTGCGAGTACATCTTCACGGGGAATGTAAGCTCGCTGAGGTCTGCCACTGGAAGGCTTACGCACCGGCAATTGAACGTTCCGCCTGGAGCATAAACACCGTAGTTTCTTTCGCCAACGAGTGCTTCAGGAGATGGCAGATCGTTCCAATTCACCACCACACCGTTCATGTGCTTGTGCGACTTGCGCACCCGCTGGTCTTCTGATGTGGCCCAAGCAAAGTAATCCAGGCCGATGCCCTGCGCCCGAATCCTGGTGACATCGCCTTCCGCACGCCCAATTTCTGTGCGGGCGATCAGCTTGATCCGGCTCTTCGCCAGTTGCGGCGCCCACGCTCGAATGTCCGCTTCGATCTCTGCCGCCCGCTTCCCTTCGTTCCGCAGCTTCGCTGCCCGCGCTGTGATCCGCTCTGCGATGTCCTGCGGCACGCTGGAGATCAGCTGAGCGTTCCGAATGGCGATCTGCTCCAGCGGAAGCACCAATCCTTCGCGCTTCAACTCCGCTTGCAGCGCCTCGTAAATCTGGCGGCCGCGGTACGACTTCATCGCCGCTTCGCGCCAGGACTTGGCGTTCTGCTTCGAAACTTCGGCCGCCATGGCCCTAGCGAGCGTCAGCGCCGCTTTGTAGAACCGGATATCCGCCGTGACGCCGGGCTTCTGCACCATGCTCCATAGCTGGCCGGAGAAGAGGCGCTCCATCCGTTTGGCGTACAATTCCGAAAGGCGCCCGAATGTAGGCTGGTTCATGGCCTTCGCGCTGCGATATATGTGTCCGGCGCGGGCGGCAGGCTGTGGAGGATGGTCAACTGCTCCGCAATATCAGCCATGATCGTCTGCCCCGTCATGGGACGGACCCGACGGCTCGCCCAGTCCGGCGCAGCCACAACCTCGGCCTGTTGCCGCTTCTTCCCGCTGACAACTTCCTGGAACTCGTCGAACTTCATCCGCCCGCCGATAGCTCCCGTGATCCGGTCCACCCAGTACACGTGGTCCAGATCGGAATTGAAACGGCGCATCTCGTAACTTGCAGTTCGCATGAAGACTATTCTACGCCGACTCGGCGTGCCAGCAACGTTCTGCGCCCCACTTAGGCAGCGAGGCGCCAGTCGCTGATCTCACTCTGGATGTAGTACCGGCAACAATCTGCGCCATCATCGTGCTCTTTGATTGGCTTTTCCTCACCGCGCGCGCAGGCCTTCTCATCCCAGGAATACGTCTCAAGCGATCCGCGGATGCCTACACACTTTTCGTGGATGCGGAGTTTCTTGCGGCCCAACATGGATGCCATCCGACGGATACCGTCCTTGACCGTGTTGTCCGCATCCTGGACCAATACGCCCCGGTTCTGAAGCTCTACTTTGAAGCTGAGCGCCGATGGATCAATCCGGACCCGAGGCCACTCACGCGGATCTTTCGGGAAACCCGGCCAGCCCTTCTCATCGCCAAGAATCAACGCGTCTGCGAATTGCTGGTTCGTGAGGTACTTGCCCTCCCGTGTCCCTGAATAGTAAAATTCGTTCTCCAAAAAAACCGTATCGCCTTGGTCGAAGAATTCCCCGTAGACCTGCGCATGGTTCATCCCGCAGTCGATGGAGACTACCCTGGACACGTGCCCATTCCGGCTGAATAGATCGACCGGGCGAGTGGAGTCGTTGTAGAAGATATCCGGCGTCAAGACAGAGCTTAGGATGGCTCCTTCCGCCAAAACCCAGAGCCCCTCCACGTATCGCCTGTGCCATACGCCAACGTAGGAGCGATCCAGGAAGTCGATGTACTTCTGGCCGATATTGGGGTTATCCCGTAGCAGCCACGTCTGGCACCATACGTCTTGGCCCAGACCGTGCGTGTAATCCTTGCTGTCGAGAACGTCCGTCTTCAGCCAGTGATACGGGCTTTCGGCGTTAGTCGAACCATAAAGCCTAGCGCCCTCTGGCGACATACGGCTCAGGAGCATCAAGAAGAAGTTGCGTGGCATCAACACAACTTCGTCGCATACCGCCAAGCCTACAGTCTCACCACGGATGCGCTTCTCCGATCCTTCATCGCCGGCACCGATAACCAGCCACTCGCTTCCGAAGAGTGTCAACTCTCCGGATTGCCTGTTGTACTTGTAGTTCTGTTTCCCAACCAACTCAAAGAGATCGCTAAGGACGTGGTCGTAAACTGCCTGCTTCGATACGCCGGTGAAGATCTTCTTGCCAGCCACCCGATATTTGCACAGCCACCGCAGTACCTTGAGAGTAATTGCGGTGGTCTTCGATGACCGGACGCTGCCATCTAGGATGTTAATCCGCGCGTCGTAGATCGGGTCGCGCGAGATGAACCGATTGGCCTTCTCCCCGAACGGCAGCAACTTACGAGTTTTCCCAATCTCGTCCCGTTGCTGTTTGAAGTCCTCACTGTTGGCCGTCGGCGTCATCGTTACCCTGATTGCGTTCCGCGAATTTCAAAACCGCCAGAACCTCATCCAGCCGATCCAAATCCGGGATCTTGACTTCTTCCCACTCGCCAAGCTCGATTGCGATCTGCTTCCGCAGCTCCCGTCGCTCCCGCATGATCGCGGAATCGAACTTGTACACGGCCTTTGGCGAGGTAACCTTCGCCGGCTTCCCCTCGTGCATCACATCGGCCGTATCCCTACTCTGGTACTCCCTCGCTAGGTAGCCAGTGGACCCGCCAGGCGCCCCGGACTTCCGCGGCTTGCCGTCCTCGCCCAACCACTCGCAATCGACGCCGCGCTCCTGGAGAATCAACGACGTGGCGTTGAAGTCCGAAATCAGCGTTTCCAGCCGGCCGCCCTTGTTCGCGAGAAACTCGTTCTTGATCCTTCGATTAAGATCGGCCATCAACTCCGCGCGGTATTCGTTGAACTCGTCGCGGAGCTTCCAGCGGGCCAATGACATGCGGCTTACGCCAGCACCGTCAGCAGCCTGCGAGTCCATTTTCCCTTGGCAGAGCAACTGCGCGGCCTTACGCCTGGCCTTCGTCCAGATCCATGGTTCGTCGGGGCGTCCGTACTTCGGGCCTATGCGCGGTAACACTGAGTTACCAGCCGATATCGGATCAGGAGCCATAACTGCAATGCTATCAACTTTCGCGGAGCTTCTTAGTTTGTGTCACGGTTTGTGGTACTATCTACACATGGAAACCAGGCATCCGGGAGGACGACCATGCGGCGTCCGAATGCCATGCGGATGGGGCTGCGGAGCTACACTGACGGCCCGCGAAATCCGCAACCACTTCGTTACCTGCCCGAAGCGGCCTAAGCCCTTCGCCGCGCAGGAAGCATTCATGGCATCCATTCCAAAGCATTCCGCTTACGTCGGCGGTCAGCCAGTCACAGCCAGACCAGCGGGCGATATACTCAGCGCCTTGCGCCGGTTGGGGACGCTGGAAAGATAGAGCCGCCCTACGCTGCTACGACTTCGCTTTGCTTCCCGTTGCCACAGATGCGATCCAACTTGATGTCTTCGAAGGAGCGGCCATCATTATCCAGGTGGAAGTTCCGAGAGGACAGATTCTGGATGCGGCGGACAATTACGTCTGTGTACGCCGGGCTCAGTTCACAACCGAATCCTGAACGTCCAAGACCGAAGGCTGCTGCGAGAGTGGTTCCGCTTCCACAGAAAGGATCAAGTATCACGTCTCCGGGGTCGCTGAATGCTTTGATGAAGAACTCCGGAAGCGCCCTCGGGAAGACTGCCTTGTGCCCCGTGCTTTCGCTGTTCACCGCGATCTCCAGGAGCACGATCCGGATGCGGGCGAATCGCTTCCATTCAAGCACGGCATCGCGCAGGTGGGAAACGTCCTGGTTGGTGGCCACCATGCGCCCCCCCCAGCACGTTTCCCACCGCCGTTATCGCGGATCATATCGCGACAGCGTACGGGTTGTGCTTGATCACATGCTGGCGCGTGAAGTGGAATACCGGCTCGAACTGATTGCGATGCCGGAACCGATACTCGCCAGGGAAGCCGCTATGCTTCCAGATGAACTCGTCGCGGAACTGCCAGCACCACTGCCGTTTCATCGCCAGGACCAGGTCCTTGACGTACAGCAGGCGCTCGCCGTCCTGACAGCTCTCTTTGATATTGAGGAAGAAGCTACCGTCTGGCGCTAGCACCTGCTCGATCACCGCCGCCACGTCCTTGAACCACGCCACGTATTGATCCGGCGGGATGGGCTTGAAGCCGCTGCTCTTGTCGTACTCGCGTTGCTCCGCGTACGGCGGGGACGTGATCACCACGTTGGCCTTCCGGCCGCCAAGGAGGCGCTGGACTGCTGTTAAGTCCCGGCAATCGCAGCAGGAGACGGCGTATTCCAAGCTCAAAACGCGACCTTTCGATCTACTTTCGCCGCAGGATCGCCGGATGTTCGCTTATTTCTTCGCATCTCGCTGATTTTGATCGCTTTTCTGCTTGATTACGAGTCGGAATGGGCGCATGATCAGATCGTACAGGAGATCAAAAGATGCCCACCACAACGACCACCCAAACGAACGCCACCATTCACCGCGCCGCGGCGCTAACCCGCGAGATCATGAGCAATCAGCACGTTGCGGAGCCTTTCCGTACCGCGCTCAACGCGATAGTCCTTACATCGGACGGCG